GGGAAACGAATTAATTAATGATTTAATTGATGTAGCTAGCGCAGTAAGTTAACAGCAAACTAATAAATAATAATAACAATAATAATTAGGAGCGTAAAATGGCAACAGCAGCAGAAAAAAAATCAGAAGATTGGATGACCAGTAAATGGCGTCCACTAATGGCCATAACATATATGGCAACAATTTGGTTTGACTTTATTTTAGGTCCAGTCTTATTCAACTTACTTCAATACTGGAATCCGGGACAGGCAGTAGGTATGTGGGTACCATTAACATTACAGGGCGGTGGTTTATACCATATCTCTATGGGTGCTATCTTAGGTATTGCTGCATGGACACGTGGTAAAGAAAAAGTAGCAAGTATCGAAGCAGGTGACTCGGGAAAGTAACAGGGTTTGAAGACGCCCCTGTAACAAGTCCTTCAGAACCACAGTGGTTAAGTCAAAGTGCACCAGAGGATAACGTACCTGTTGCGGCAGAAGTAACTGTTGAAGAGGTTGTTGCTCCTGAGGTAGTAGAAGAAGCTCCAGTGGTAGTTGACTCAGATCGACCTCTACGCAGAAAGAAAAAATAAACTAGTAAAGTAGTAGACATTAAATAAAAGGTAAGCTATAATAATATATAGTTTACCTTTTTTCAATTTAGGAATATCAATAATGGCAGTCACAGTCGAAGAACACAGTCCGTTTTTAGCTAGTTTAATTTATCTTAACCAATGTAAAGTTGTAGTAGAAGTGGGTGTAGCAGAAGCTAAAACCACAGCATTCTTATGTGAAGGCGCTGCAGCTGTTGGCGGCACAGTATATGGTTACGATATTTGGGACACACACGGTGAATCAAATCAATTTGAACATTGGTCAAGTAAAGAAAAATGCGAAGCATACTTAGTTAGCAAGGGCCACACAAACTTTGAGTTAACTAAAATCAATAGTCGTACTCCAGAGTTTCATGAACTAATCAAAACAAAACATCCTGTAATTGACCTAGCATTTATTGACGGATGTCATAGTTACAACGGTATTAAAAACGATTTTGAAGCTATCTATCCACAACTAAGCGAAACTGGTATTATTGTATTTCATGACACAATGAGTATCGACGGATGTCGTGAATTTATAATCGAACTACGTACTAAGTTATGGGATGGTACATTTGATTTAGTTACATTCCCTTATGGAAGTATGGTATACGGCGACGGTAATGTACGTGATCGCCGCACAGGTGTCAGTATGTTAGTTAAGCGTGGATTTGCTGTAATTCCGCAACCTATCGACGAGCAGTGCAATTTAGACGAACATTTCAACGATATCTACGTAGCCGAAGAAGAATGGTACGAAGCAGAATTGAAGAAAGCGGCTAAAGCAAAAAAATAAATAATTTGACAAAATAACCTTTTTAGTGTAATATAATAATATGGCTAATGCATATGAAACACTGGGAGTGCCTAAAGGGGCTTCCGAAGATGAAATTAAACGAGCGTATCGTAAGCTAGCAAGTGCGCATCACCCAGATAAAGGTGGTGATACTGCTAAGTTTCAAGAGATCCAGTCAGCGTATGAAACGCTAACAGATCCACAAAAACGAGCACAACACGATAATCCCAATCCGTTCCACAATCATCACGGTGGCGGATTTCATGAATTCCATTTTGGTGGCGGTGGGCCGCAGGATATATTTGAACAATTCTTTAATCAAGGATTTGGACAAAATCCTTTTACTCAACGTCATCACCAACCTAGACGTAATAAAGATCTACGAGTAAGTTTATCAATTAGTCTTGCCAGCACAATAGAATCACAACGTAAAAGTATCAGTGTGCAGACTACCAAAGGCGATCGATTCAATGTTGATGTAGATATTCCACGCGGTATTAATAATGGAACCACTATCAAGTATAGCGGACTAGGCGATAACGTAATAGATACCTTGACAAGAGGCGATCTTTATGTTATAATTAATGTAGAAAATGATGCTCGCTTTCATATACACGGTATTAACTTAATTGCTGAATTAGAAATTGATTGTATTGAGGCAATGACAGGGTGTGAAAAGATTGTAACAGGGTTAGACAATCGACAGTTTAATATTAAAATACCGCAGGCATGTCAGCATGGTATGAAGTTTGGACTAGCAGGACAAGGGCTATACCAAATGAATTCAAATATGCGTGGTGATTTAGTAGTTGATGTTTCGATTAGTATTCCTCATCTAACCGAAGAACAATTAAACATACTTAGAAACGTTAAAACAATTTAATAAATATTTTTAAGAAGGGAAATACCTTGGCAGACATGCACTCAAACCCAGACGTCGAACATATTATTGCTACAGCTTGCGAAATAGCCAAAGACTATAAACACGAGTATGTTACCTTAGAGCATTTACTAGCGGCATTAGTTGAATTTGAACAATTTAACAAATTATTAGATGATTTTGGAACAGATGTTAGTGGTCTTTTGCGAGACATATATGACTATGTAGGTCGTCAAGATCATCTAGTAAACTTAGAAAAAGAAAATCTTGCACCGCAACGTACACACAGTTTAGAACGTGTGTTTAATCGTGCATTTACACAGGTGCTGTTTAGCGCACGTGAAGAAATGCTGCCAATTGATTTGTTCCTAAGCATCAGCCAAGAGCCTAACAGTTATGCTGCGTACTTCTTGCTCAAATGGGGTATTAATCGTAAGCAACTTACAGAATTCTTCACTGAACAAAATTCAGACAAATTTGGCAAAACAGCACCTAAAAAAGATAAGAAAAGCTATGCAGATAAAATTCTTGACGAATACTGCACCAATCTTAACAAACGTGTAGACGAAGGTAAAATTGACCCAGTTATCGGCCGTGAATATGAATTAGAAGAAATCGCACAGGTCCTAGCACGTCGACATAAATCAAACGTACTAATGATTGGTGATCCTGGTGTGGGTAAAACAGCTATTGCTGAAGGTCTAGCACATAAGATTGTACACGGTGAAGTTCCAGAATACTTAAAAGAATACACTGTCTACAATTTAGAAATTGGTAGCTTGTTAGCAGGTAGTAAGTATCGTGGCGAATTTGAAGAAAAGTTCAAAGACGTTATGGCTTCATTAAATGAAAAAGGCAAAACTATCCTATTCATCGACGAAGCACATCAAATGCAGGGTGCCGGTGCAGGTAGTTCAAGTTCAGTGGACTTTGCTAACATGATTAAACCAGCATTGGCCAAAGGTGGTATTAAGGTTGTTGCATCAACAACCTACGGAGAATACACTAAATCGTTTGAAAAAGACCGTGCCCTAATGCGCCGCTTCTACAAACTAAACGTAGACGAACCTACACCAGATGTAGCTAAAGAAATTCTATACGGATTACGTCAACATTTTGAAGCATTCCACGGTGGCATCATTGAAGATGAAGCAATTGAAAGTGCTGTAGACTTAAGTGTACGATACCAAACAGATCGTCGATTACCAGATAAAGCAATTGATCTTATTGATATGAGCTGTGCAAGATTAAAAATCAAAAACGCAGACTTTGTTGTGGTCAAAGATGATATAGTTGATACTATCAGTAAAGCAACTAAGATTCCTAAAGAAAACTTAGCCAGCGAAAAAGCCAAAGATTCTTTAGTTAATCTTGAGTATTCTATTAAAGAAAAACTCTACGGACAAGATTCTGCTGTTGAGCAAGTCTTAGAAAAGATCTATGTTGCTAAAGCTGGTATGAAGTCACACAATAAACCAATTGGTAACTTCTTATTCTTAGGACCTACTGGTACAGGTAAAACAGAATTGTGTAAACTCTTAGGCGATAACCTAAGTATGAAATTGCTACGCTTTGACATGAGTGAATATCAAGAGAAACACAGTGTAGCTAAACTTATAGGTGCTCCTCCGGGCTATGTGGGTTACGAAGACGGCAATTTAGGAGGTGGGTTGCTGATTAGTGAAGTAGAGCGTAACCCGCACTCAATCATCTTATTAGATGAAATTGAAAAGGCACATCCTGATATTAGTAACTTGTTACTACAGATCATGGATGAAGGTACTATCACAGGATCTAATGGTAAGAAAGCAGATGCACGTAATTGTATTCTTATCCTAACTAGTAACTTAGGTGCTAGTGACGGTGAACAAAATGCAATCGGCTTTGGTCGCAGTCTTACTAAAGAAGGAACAGATGATGCGGCAGCTAAACGTTTCTTTAAACCAGAATTCCGTAATCGTTTAGATGCAGTAATTAAATTTACAAAACTTGATCATGTGTCAATGAAAAAAGTTGTTGTTAAATTCTTAAACGAAATGAATGAATTATTAACAGAGAAAAATATTGTAGTTCGCGCTACAGAATCACTAATAGATCATTTAACTGATGTTGGCTTTGATCCTACCATGGGTGCTAGACCGTTAGCTCGAAAAATTAATGATCTAGTTAAAGTTCCTTTAAGTAAAAAAATGTTATTTGAAGGAATCATTGATGGCAGTGTTGTTATAGCAGACTGGGCAAATGACACTGTTACCTTTACCATCACAGCACCCAATGTTGAGTTATTAGAAAACAAAACTGTTGATGAAAACGGTATTATTCAAATATAAAATTTAACAGCCACATCGGGCTCCGATAAATAATATGAGTATATATTAGGAGCCCGAAATGGCAAAATTACACGAAGAAGTAGTAGTAATCAAAGTTAGCACACTATTAAAAGATGATGTTACAGCAACGCCTGTGTTGCTTACAAACACAACTTTAGATAGCTTAGAAGCAGTAGTAGCAGAACTAGTTGGCGGTAACGCACTAGTAGAAATTCAAGTAGCATAATTTATTCAATAAAGAGAGATTTTCAATGGCAAAACAATCAAAGCGTATTAAACCAAATTCAGCTCAAATGATCAAAGCTGCACCAGGACAATCAATGGCGTTACCGCAGGGCGGACAGCCACAAGGCACGCAATTTGACTTTAGTAAAGTTCATGTTCATTTTGGTATTCCCTGTTATGGTGGCATGATTACTGAACCTTGTATGACTAGTTTCTTACGTTTTATCTTAATGGCATCACGTAGCGGATTACAATGGTCATTAGACACAATGGTAAATGAGTCATTAGTAACACGTGCTCGTAACAATCTAATGGCTAAAATGATGACCAATCAAGCCGCTACTCACTTTATGTTTATCGATGCAGATATCCGTTTCCAACCAGAAGCTATCTTTATGATGCTGGCGGCTGATAAAGATGTAATCGGCGGACTATATCCTAAGAAAGCATTGCCGATCCAATACGTAATTAATGTACAACCAGGCACACAGATCATCAATGATGTATTTAAAGTCGATACAATGGGCACTGGCTTTATGATGTTCAAACGTCATGTATACGAAAAACTAATTGCAGCACATCCTGAATCTAAATACGTTGATGATGTTGGTCTAGGTAAACAATACGAGCCAAACATGTATGCTATCTTTGATTGTGAAATTGATGAAAAAGGTCACTATCTAAGTGAAGACTGGACATTCTGTCGTCGTTGGGCAAGACTAGGCGGCGAGACCTATGCACATGCTAAAGTGCTGTTAAATCATTCAGGTCACTATGAGTTTGCAGGTGACTTAGATGTACTAATTGGTAAGAAAAAAGCAGAACATCCAAACGAACATCAACCTAAGTAATGCGTCAAGAAAGTCTCAACTTTGAAGTCAAACTAAGCGGAACTCACTGGAACAAGTATCCAGAGTTTTCCGTTTGGTTAGATGACCAAAAAATACTCAGCGATAAAATAACATTTGATACACATACTATTAAGTTTGAGCGTGATCTAGAGGAAGGTGAACACCTTCTAAAAATTCGATTAGAAAATAAAGACCAAAAAACTGATACAGTTATAGAAAATGGTCAAATTGTCAAAGATATGTTACTTAATATCGACGACATTGTCATCGACGACATTAGTCTAGGTAATCTGTTATGGACTGCTGACTATCAACTTGATCATTCGCAAGAGTATCAGGGTAACACTATCACTAAATTAGATCATTGTGTCAATCTTGGATGGAACGGTACTTACATACTTAAATTCTCTAGTCCATTTTACATCTGGCTATTAGAAAAACTCTAAGATAAATATAGTAACGACTAAAGGTTTACTATGTTTTTAACTGAATTATTCGAACAACAAACAACTAAACATGCGGCATTCTGTTTTGGCCGCATGAACCCACCTACTGTAGGTCATGCACAGTTAATCAACACAGTAGCCAAAGCCAGTCAAGGTGGTGATTATTTTGTATTCGTTAGTCAGACACAAGATGCAAAGAAAAATCCTCTGAGCTACGAAACAAAAGTAAAATTCATCAAAGCATTATTTCCAGAACAAGCAAGTCACATCGTATATGCGCCCGAATTAAAAACTATCATGCAGGTAGCTAACTGGCTATACAGTAAAGGCTATCGTTCAGTTACCTTTGCTGCCGGTGGTGATCGCCTAGATAGCTTTAAGAAACTATTAACTGACTATAACGGACAAGAAGATGGATACAACTTTGATTCTATTAATTTTGTTAGCAGTGGCGATCGTGATCCCGACGCTGATGGGATAGCTGGTGTTAGTGCTAGTTCGGCACGTGAAGCAGCAAAAGCAGGTAACTTGGAAGCATTTGCGCAGGCCACTGGCGCTGGTAAACTAGCTAAACCGTTGTACAATGCTGTACGTAAAGGCATGTTGTTAGAAGGTACATTTACTGACAGCGAAGTGCGTTACATGCCTGGGAGAGGCCGAGGCAAACAAGGAAGCAGTGAGTATATATGGTCAATAGAAGGCAAAGGTGGCCCGCGAGTTATAGATCCGACAGGCAAAGTAATATATACATCTAAAAATACAAACGCTTATCAAGCTAGAGAAGAAGTAAAAGCTAAGGCCGCTGAATTGAATAATGGGTTAGCAGAGTGTAGTGGCTACATTCCAAAGAATAAGAAAGAAGCAAAAGACCCACGTTGGTCTAATGCGCTTACTGTAGACGTACACCCAGATACTCCAACTAAGAACATGAAGGCATTAGGTTTGATCTAACATGGATCACACCCACTTGCTTACTGTTGAAGTTCATTACATCGAACAAGATATTAACGGATACACTGATACCCCTGCTTATCGATTATTTTTAGATAATGAGCTATTCACTGAAAGATCTTGGTTCTACAATAAAAACACATTTTTATTAGAAAATATACATTTCACATCTGCAGATACTAATCATTCTATATTAGTTAAACCAGCACCGCCACCATGGCCTGAAGAAAATTATTTTAATTTTATGTTAAAAAATCTAACCATCGACGGAGTATTGGTAGAACCTAATGATTCTGGATCAGAACTTTGTTTTACGATAAATACTTTACTATGAAAATAAAAGAAATTACAGTACCATTAAGCGAAACGGCTACCGGCGGAGCATCATCATCTGGAGCGATTGCTACAAGCATGGGAGGCGGTGCTGGGTTTGGCACTAGTATTTTTATGCGTAGAAATCCTGCACCAAAGAAAACTAAAAAGAGTACAAAATAATGGATTTAAAAAATTTACTAGGTAAATTAACACTAATTGAAGGCACTATGGCTAGTGCTGAAAAATCTCCAACTGGTCCTAAGTTTACAGGACAATGGAGGGGAACTGATGCTGGTACACCTGGTAAGAAATTAGTAGGCGACAGTGTTGAACCAGAAGAAAGTATTCTTAAAGATCTAAGCCGCGGACCAACTCCAAAAACTAAAGAACAAGAGTTAGTAGAACAATTTGAAGAGTTTTTACAAGCACTTGAAGAAGATAGTCTAGGCGTAGAAGAAAGGCGTCCTGCACGTAAAGGCAGTCGTCCGGCGCGAGTGTACACTAAAACTGGCGAAAAGTCAAAGCGTTACACATACAACGCAGATATAGATGAAGGTAAGGTTGTTCCGGTTATTACTGCATTTAGAAAAGGCATGGAAAAGATCATTGCCAGTGACATGGACCCGCAGGCTAAACAAGCAGCGTTTGAAAAGTTATCAGCAGAGTTCCACAAAAATGCACAGACATACGCAGATGCAGTAAAGGCTAGACGTAAAGTGACTGAAGTTGGTACACCAGTTGCTACTGGGCAAACAACAATGTCTGCAACAACACAAGCCCGTGGAGCGACACCAGTTGCACAGCCTAATCCAGCAGAACTTCAAGCTGCGAAGCAAGCCACTGCCACACTAAAAGCCGCAACTGGCAGCAAGTCTCCTAATCTAGATACTGCACTTAACGTGGCTAGCCAAGGCGGCGCAATTGATGCTAAATCGTCAGCAGCTCTACAGCCAATGATGCAGGATGTAGCAACTATCGCCCAAGACCCTAAACTTGCAGGACAACTTAAAACAGTCTTGAGTCAGGCACAGCAAAAACAAACACAACAAGCTAAACAACAAGCTAAACAACAAACACCAACTGCTTAGTTGTCAAAATCCTCTGGCTCTTCTGCTTCAGCTTTAAGATCCTTATCTAACTTACGAATAAATGCACGAGCTTTGCCTAGTGTAGTAAATGTTCTATTAGAACGTTTTCCATTAAAATAAACATAGAATTTCTTATCATCTTGCTTAATTTCTGCTAGATTATCATCCTTAAATCCAATTTTAGCAGTAAATACAGCCGCTACGTCTACTAGTGTATCAAACCCTAATAAAATACTATCGCCCTTAGTGCCAAGTTTAACTAGTTTTTTATCAAACATGCCGCTGGTGTTGGCCAGTTTTAAAATCTTACCTGCAATTAACGGAGTATCAGCAGGTACCTGCACGTAGCCACACTCGTCGATCCAAAAATCTACACCTTCTTCAGGACCATTATACGGATCTGAAATAATATCTAATAGTTCTACAGTCATTGAATTTTCCTATACCTTGAGTTGTTGATAATATGTGAATTATAGCATCAGCAACTAAGTTTGTCAAGAGATATTTTCATGATAAATACTCTATAGAGGAATCATATGTTAGTTCAAGAACTTTTTGAGTACAATGCTTGGTATGGTCCAGACGACCCCTGGCACTCACCCGATGGTGACGATCAGTGGTACAATGGCAACGATGAATGGCACGGACAAGCCAGCGGCAATATGATTGAAGATTTTGCTGTGGCCAACATGGTTACCACAGAAGGTTCTGAATTAAGCGACATCGTAACAGCACGTGAATTGATCGGTGCTGCTACTCGTGATGTAAAGAACGGAAAATATCGATATTTTGAATTCCTAAAACATATTAGAAGTAAACACGGTGATGATTATAGTACTCGTGTTCATCAAAAAGCCGCTGAATTAGCAAAACAAAGGTAAAATAAATGGCAGATTTAAGTTATAAAATTTCACTGAGCGACCCAGGACACTATCGATTTGTCATGCCTGAGGGATTTGACGATGCAGTCGAAGTACACTTATGGGGTGCAGGAGGCGGTTACGGAGCCGGAGGTGCTGCAGGGGGTGGCGGCGGCTATGTTAAATCCACTGTTTATATATCAGCTGGTGCTACAGTAGATATTGGAGTAGGCGGCGAAGGGCAATCAGCCGCTGATGTAAATACTGCCGGAGTAGGTGGTGTTAGTATGACATCTAAATATCGTGGTGGCTCTGGTGGCGGTCGCGGTGGTTGGTGTGGAAATGTTAACGGTCCAATGGCATCTGCCGGCGGTGGTGGTGCTACTGCTATAGACGTAAACGGCACGGCTGCCGCTGTAGCCGGAGGCGGTGGTGGTGGTGGTGGTTATGGACACAAAGGTGCCAAATACGGCGGATATCCTGCTGGAGTGTACCCGGACTGGATCGTATCAGGAACTAATGGTGCTAATGCATCATGGGGTGGCGGTGGTGCTGGTGGATTTAATGGCGGTGCTAGTGGATATGCTAGCGGACACGCTGTTATCGGCGGCAATGGTGGTACAAACTTTGGTACCCTTGCTGTTCCTGGAGATGGTGCAGTAAGTGGCGGGGCAGACTATCGAGTTGTTTTTGACCTTCCTCCAAGTATAGGTAATGCTAGTTATAATGGTTATGCTATTTTAATCTTTACTCGTAAAAAAACATTATCTTGGAAAAGAGATAGCGGAAATGTTAGAGTTGTTTTAAGTAATGTTGCTACTATTTCAACAGGCAGCATTGTTCAACAAGAATATACAGAAAGTGCGCAAGGCAACGCCATAGTCAAACAAGGAACCACTGGCGGAAATACGATTATTGTTTCGTATTTGGATTCAAATGTGTTTGTTAACAACAGTGGTAATATTGCTAGTGGTACGTGGACTGGTAACTTGATAATACTCGAAGACGATGTAGATTCAAATGTTTATCCTATTTCTACAACAGCATTAGGCGATTGGGTGAGTGTGGCTAATGTCTACTACAAAACTACTACTTCAGGAGTATTAAACAATTCAAGCTTCGGTGAGTTAACTAGTCAATCATTTACATCAGCGGGTACATATACATTTACTGTTCCTACTAATGTACGAAGAATAACTGTTAAAGCTAGTGGAGCAGGTGGTGGTGGTGGTGGTAATGACTCTAAGGGAGGTGCAAGTGGTGTCGATGGGTCTTTAATTACTAGTACCATTGATGTCATTGGTGGTGCTACTTATACTATTATGGTAGGGCAGGGCGGCCGTGGTGGTGCAACTACTCCGGGAACAGGTGGTGCACCGGGTGGGGCAGGTGGAAGTGGGTATGCTTCTGGTGGTGCAGGTAGTAGTGCAGGACCTAGCCCTTGGTCAGGTGGCGGTGGTGGAGGTGGCGGCGCTTCTGGCATCGTATTAGCATCAACTCCGTTAGTTGTTGCCGCTGGTGGCGGTGGCGGTGGCGGTGCAGGTAATCATAGTAATGGTCAAGGAGTGTATCCAGGTGGATATTCAGCTTCACCTACAGGAAATGCTGGCACGGCTAAAGGTGGCGATGGTGGTGGAGCAGGCGGTGGTGGAGGCGGTTATCCATTAGGTGGTGAAGGTGGTGCAGCAGCGGCAGGTGACAACGGTGGTTATTCTGGTGCAATTGGTAAGTCGTATCCAACAAGCGGATTAGGCTATTCCCTATTAGAGAACGGTGGTGGTATTGGAGGCAGTGCAGGTGGTGGCAATGGATCTGACGGATTCCTTGAAATTTCCTACAATGTTTACTACTATACTCCAGGAACATGGGTTCCAGTTGAAACTGTTTACTATAAAAACAACGGAACATGGCAAAATTTATTGTCTGACAACAATTTACAAATTGCTAAGATTGGCTAATTATTTTCAATTATAAGTAAAGATAGTATATAATTTAAAGGATTTTCAATGAAAAAAGTAGTTCTAGTATTAAGTTTATTATTAAGTGTATCAGCTTATGCAGGCATCAACCAAGAGTGTCCAGCACTAACAGCCGCAGGTGCAGCAACATACGCAGCCAAACCAGGCGATCAAGAGATTTGTCACAAGAACTATGCTGTAATTCATAGCTGTGCAGTTAAAGCACCTATCGCAGTATTTGAACGGTTGTCTATGGAAGACATGACAGGTCCTGCTAAACGTAAAGATGACTTCCGCCCTGATCCAAAAGTTACTCCAGCTTGTTCAGCTACATTAGCCGACTATGCTACTGTAGGTAAAACACATGACCGTGGTCACATGAGCCCAGCAGGTAACAACACACAAGATCCAGCAATTATGAGCGAAAGCTTCTTCCTAAGCAACATGGAACCGCAAATTGCCAACAATAATCGTGGTATTTGGAAACAATTAGAAACGTTTGAACGTGAGTGGGCAAAGCAACCAGGAACAGACTACTACATTATCAGTGGTGGTATATTTGATGCTGGCCATCAAAAAACAGGTAACGGTCTAGGTATTCCAACACGTTTATACAAGATCATTATTGAAAAAAACAGTAAGAAAGTCAAGGCTTACCTAATGCCAAATGGTCCACTACCAGTAGCAGACTTACCTAAATATGAAACTACTGTAGCGGCTGTAGAGCAAGCATCAGGATTAAAGTTTGCTTTACCTAAATAATATTTGCAGTCTTTAAAATCTTATGTTATTATAAAGTATAACATTTTAGGATTTATATTATGAGTACGTTTTGGGGTTACCATCTAATACTTGATTGTTCAAAGTGTAATGACAGCATCAAAGACAAATCAACCATCGAACAGTTCGTTCGACAGCTGGTCAAAGACATTAACATGGTTGCACATGGTGATCCAATTATTGAGTATCTCACCCCAACTGAAGAAAATTCGGGATACAGTCTAATGCAGATGATTATGACCAGCAATATCACTGCTCACTTTGTTAATTCTAATAATTCAGCATATATCGATGTTTTCAGCTGTAAAGAATTTGATAATGACACAGTTATTAAAATAGTCAATAAATTCTTTAGTCCTAGAAAGATTAGAACTACATTTATCACAAGGCACGCAGATTAATGGCAGTTTGGACCGAATGGGATCCATTGGAGGAAGTTATTGTTGGTGATTGTTTTTTATACGATCAACTCAATTGGAACTTGCCCAAATCAACTGCTGATAAATTTAAATTAATCCTCGAAGAAAGTAAAGAAGACCTAGATAATCTAGCTAGTTACTTGACTAACTTGGGTGTAAAAGTTCATCGCCCAACTCCCAAATTAAACAATCAAGATATACCAATATCAGGATTTAATATACATCTTGCTACTGCTCCTATGGTTCCTAGAGATCAATACTTGGTCTACGGCGAAACCATATACCAAACCTATACCAGCTTGCCCGATCGATACATAGATAGCCTAAGTTATTACGATATATTCAGAGAGCTATTTGACCAAGGGCATAATTGGATTAGTCAACCTCCTCCAGAATTAAGCAACCTTCCCTTAGAATGGGTTAACAACGGTGAAAACTACTACAAAGAAGTACACCAAGACAAGTTACTGTGGCACACTGCTTGTATGTTTAAATATGGAGATGCACTTATATCCAACCTTAGTCCAGGTACTGCTCGTGGGTTAGAATGGATGAGGAGAAACACTCCTCAGGGGAGAATCATTACAACTAACAAATTTGGACATATTGATCACGGATTTTTTAACATAAATGATGACTTGATAATCTGTGAGAATAGAGAGTGGGTGCCTGAATCTTTGCAACATAAACGTCTTATTCCTGTTAGTCTTATAACTGAAGAAGCCACTGATGTTAGTCCTTGGACTGTGCCTTATCCAACTGGCCCAGGGCGTATTAATGACGAGTGGTTAGATCATTGGTTAAACGAGTGGCGAGGATACAATCAACAGGTAAGTTTTAACTTTAATCCATTAGTAGTTGATTCGTCTAATATAATTTTCTCTGGGGTTGACACCAAACTATTTAAACTACTAGATAGTTTAGGAGTAAACAGTCACGTTTGTCCTATCAGGCATAGTGTGTTCTGGGACAGTGGTATTCACTGTGCTACATTGGATATCAAGCGTCGAGGTCAGCGACGACAAATTATCAGTTGAACTTTAACCTAATTTCGTGTATAATGTAGTTATCTTAATCAACGATAAATACATATTATGAGAGCAGACGACCTAATCAGAGCAACAGAGCAGACTAAAATCTATTTAGATATGGACGGAGTTCTTGCTGATTTCTTTGCAGAATATGCAAAACTAGCAGGTGTTACATCAGGTACATATCGTGATATTCCTCCCGCCAAAGCTGATCCTACACTAGACAAAATAGTAGGCACAGACTTTTTCTACCGCTTACCAAAGTTTCCTACAGCAGATAGTTTAGTTAAATTAGTTTTGCAATACGTTCCTACTTACGCTATTTGCTCAAGTCCTCTACGTGGTGATCATACTAACAGTGAACATTGGAAACGAGAGTGGATCAAAGAGAATTTAAGTCCTCAACCAGCTGAAATTATTATCACTGGACAAAAAGAACGACATGCTGTGAATCCCAACGGTACTCCTAATATCTTGATCGATGATCGTGGTACTAATATTGTTGCTTGGCGTGCTCGCGGTGGAATTGGTATCAAATACCAAGCTGATGAAGATAGTTTAGATGTAATAGCAAAAGCATTAGCCCATACATACGGAAATTAATATGAGATTATACGAAATACTTGTAGAAGCAGTAGCACCAATACAACCAGTGGCACCTGTTGGTGCTGAAATTGATGCTGATATAGCACAACAACAGCAACCTCAACAACCAGAAGCAGCTAAACCAACGCCTGTGCAGATTGCTACAGCACTTAAAAAACTAGCAGGTGGTACTCCAGTAAAACCTACCGGTAATGCAGGGATTGACAATTTATTATTTAAAGTTGGCGGACTATCCAAAAGCGTAGGAGGTATAGCTAATGCTGTTGGTAGAGGCCTTAATGCTATCGGTAAAGGATTTGCCAACAATACCTCTTTACAAAGAACACAATTTAACAAAACTCCTCGCAGCGGCGCTGATATTGCCAGAGGGATACCACAGAATCCTGAAGATACAAAGAAAATATCTGCAGGACAAAAACTAGCAACTGGAATCGAACGTGTGTCAATGGGACAAATCGATTCTGACGACTTGGTAGAATTATTTAAAGATGCGGCCGGTGGACAACCATTTAATCTAACAGGAAATGCCGGGGTTGATAGTGTATTAACACGCACGAAAAAGTCAATTGCGCAGGGTTAATATTGTAATGATCTTAAAAGAAGGCGGAAATGTTTTTAAAGACCTCAAGGGACAACCTGCAACACAGCGTATCTCTAGAGATAATGTTGTGCCTACAGTACAATGGTTAGAGCAACTTACTGGTCTTAATCTAGTAGATAATATGCTAGGCAGTACAGGTAAGGCGGACACCTCGGGTGATCTAGACCTAGGAGTCGATAGTACTAAAGTTAGTAAAGATGTACTGGTACAACAACTATTAAAACAGGGTATTCCGCAAACTGATATTAAAAAGTCGGGTGATGCAGTGCATCTAAAAACACCTATCTTAGGTAATAACAATAATGGATATGTACAAACTGATTTTATGTTTACAGAAAATCCACAGTGGCAGAGTTTTGCCCTAACAGGTGGTGCTCCTGGTAGTCAGTACAAAGGACTACATAGACATATTCTGTTAAGCAGTATAGCTAAAGCACAGAATTTGAAATGGAGCCCAAAGTTTGGATTGGTAAATAGAGATAATAACGAAATTATTAGTCAAGATCCAGCTGAAATTGCTGTAGCACTGTTAGGTCAAGGGCACAAAGCCAGCGACTTAACCACAGTAGAAACAGTTATCAAAGCAATCAAAGATCGACCAGATTTTGAAAGATTAGTAGCCGATGCTAAAGAAGCATTCGGTAAAGAGAATTTAATACTACCAGAAAGCCAGCCCTTACCCGGCACTGGAGCTTGGTTTAGAGCTTGGCAAAATTTAGATATCTAGGATAAAGAAATGAGAGCAAAACAATTTACACGCAAAGTTTATGAAGGTATGGGCGACGGTGACGTTGCTAATGCTGTAGTAGCCGAAGTTATTAAACTTATTGGCGAAGGACATACAGAAGTAAGTCCAGACGTTATTACTACTAAAGTATCAGCGGCGTTAGGTCGTCCGTTTATGCTTAAAGATCTAGTGGCAGCTAACAATGCGAGCCCAGAACTACAACACTATATTGACAGCATCAACCCAAGTAAAATTAAATTCTCAACAGATATCTTAACAGTTAAAAATCAAGACCCTGTAAAAACTAAAGAAAAAGCCCAATCAGGTGTAGCTAGCATGGCATCACGTGCAGCTAGTCGCAATCGTCTAGGCGAAACTAAATCAATATCAGAATTGTCCACTGATTTAGTTACTAAAGTAGGTACTGCTAGAGCTCAACAACTTGCTCCGCATGTAGCATCTAATAGTACAAGTCCTGATAGATTGAAGTTTGCTATTAAAAAGAATAAAGCTGTAGATAATTTATTAGCAAAATCAAGAGCAGCAAACGAAAAGGGTGATACAGCCTCAGCACAACAAGCAGTTGCTGGCGTACTAAAAATTAGAGATACTGTTGACGGAATTAGTGAAGGTTGGAACACAGGCAATGACCGTGTTAGTTTACCCGATAGCCCACACACTTATTGGAGTGGTACTGGCGCATTACAAAAAGAATATGATGCACTATATGAAAAATTAGTACCAGCACAGGGTGCGGCAGAAACTATTGAAGGTGAAGTATTACGTGCGGCTAGCAAAATTGTTTATCGCCACTACAATGACGGTGATGAATTTAATCGTGCAAGTTATAGACAACTAGAACAGTATATTGGTCCAGTTACCAGCTACGATGATCTAGCACACAAAGCTACAGAGTTTGCTCTTAAAGCCAATGGCAACTATCACCCTAACCAAGGTTGGGACAGCTTAGACGTTATGGACTACGGTCCTGCGGAAGAAGAAGAGTATGATGATGAAGATGACGATTATGATGATTGGTCTGATGATGTAGATAATGACGAAGAAGTAGATGAAGGCATGGAAGAATTTGCCAAATCTCAAGCTAAACAACGTGCAGCAAAAAGAAAATCAATTCCTTGGCCTAAAGAAGTTCCGACTGATGCTGAACAAGAGCGTAATCGCACTCGTGATGAAGAAGAAAACGATCCACATCCTTATACACAAGTTGGTGAAGGTGCGGCTGATGTTTACTCAATAACATCAGAAAGAAATGGTAGAGAGCGTAGTAAGTCTGGAACATTAGCTGAACTTATTGAATACTATGGCTACACATTAGAAACTGGTAAATCATACGAACGCGAACGTGGTAACAGCAAAATCAATCTTAACCCAAAAAGTATTGAGTCATTGGTACAAAATTTAAACAATGCTAAAGACAATGCAGCGGCTAATGGTAGTAGCAACGAACGCTTTTACGTAGATCATGGTAACATGGCAGAAGGCCGTGGTCCTAGCAAAGGTCTACATAAAAAGGTTACTATCGTTAAAGGTCGTGATGCAGGTAAAACTGGATATGTTCGTCAAATTAAAACTGACAAGTTAAGAAATAAAGTATATCTTGACCTAGACTTAGAAGACGGTGGACAAGCAGTAGTGCTTAAACAAGATGTACGTTTAGTAAAAGACCTAGCAGAAAACTACACTGGTCGTGAAACTAAAGACGGTGTTTGGCGTGTATTTAA